CCAAACTTGCCACCAATCTCTTTTAACTATTGCTCCCTCTTCTGAGGTCGGGTCTTGTTGATACTGAGCCATCCATTTACTATTGGGTAACTCAGCTCGCAGAGATTCTAATTCATCTAACTTCCAGAACTCTCCCCACAAAGGTTTTCCAGAAGGCATAATTGCAGGAAGTTCTATGACTTCCCATTGGTCTGCACCGCCACGCTTGATACTTGCATCAACGACTTGACCTGTTAAATCTTTATTGTGCCATCTTGTCATTACCACAACGATTGCACCATTAGGTTGTAAACGCTGTCTAGGACCAGATGTGTACCACTCATATGTCCTGTTAAAGACATTTATATCTGAACTTGCACCTTCTTGTTCAGAATGAGGATCATCAATGATGAGGAGATCAGCACCTTTACCAGTTACCGCACCACCTACACCGATCGCAAAGTAATCGCCACCTTGATTGGTGTTCCAACGACCAGCTGCTTTGCTATCAGATTGCAAGCTAACATTCGGAAAGACTTCTTTATAGTCACTACTATTGACTAAGTTTCTAACCTTCCTACCAAAGCCAACCGCTAATTCAGCTGTGTGAGCAGTCTGAATGATCTTCTTGTCAGGATACTTACCTAAGAACCACGCAGGCAGCAAATAAGAAGCAAACTCGCTCTTAGTGTGTCTTGGTGGCATATTTATGATTAAACGCTTTAAATCGCCCTTAGCGACCCTCTCAAAGGCATCAGCCATAACTTCATGATGAGAACCATGAATAAAAGCTGACCACATATTACCAACAAAGGACATAAAGTCTTCATGAGATTTTTCACGATCCTTAGCTTGTTCGTATTCTTCTAACAAACTTAACAACTCTTGCTTTTGAGTAGCAGATAAGTTCTTTACTTTGCTTAAGATATTCTTATTCATACTTAATATGTAGTTTATACCTAATAAGTACCTACTTCCTAAAATTAAAAACTTAATAAGTACCTATTAGTAGGCACTCATTGGGTAAATACTGGGTAATTAGTATGTACTAGGTATATATATCTACAGATTATACAATAATGCACCCCCTTCACAAAAAAAGCAACATAAAAATGAAAAATATTATGGGGGGTACTAGGATTCCTACCTCTTTTCCTACAAAAAACCTATATATGAGTGATAGAAGCTAGCAAAATGCTATATAAATAGGGGGGTACTATGAAAATAAGTCATATTATGAGCAGATTACTATGTATATAAGATAGTCAGGTAGCCGAACGTATATCTGGGGGGTGGGGTATCTTCTGATTGTCCGAAATTTCTATTCTTTTGGGGGTGGTCTTTAGTCTGCTGTACTAACTGCTAGGCGGTTGCTGTTCTTCTAACAAAGCCATGATCTTCTCTTCGATATCCGCTTCTATATCGTCACTACGTCTAGTCTCTTTAGTCTCTACAACATCGCTGAAGAGACTTACTGTTTTACCTAGTAGTTCCAATGCCCTCACCCTCGTGCTATCGCTGTCGCTCTCTCTAGACTCCTTCATTAAGCGTTCCAAAACATAGTTCCTTGTACGAAGGGATGAAGCAACTGCGGACGTCTCTTTCCTCTCTATTGCCTTATGTAAGCTTTGTGCAATCTTAGGGTTCGCTACTAACTTACTTGCTTCTACTTCTACCCATTTAGGTATTTTCCCTTGCTTAGTCAGAGTTACATCGTAGACCTTTGCATATGCTTCTTTATAACTTCCTAACTTGCCTTTGATTATCTCGTCTACGAATTGCCTTTGCTTAATCGTGAGTTCTGATTCTTTCCTGATTAGTTTTAGTTCTGGTTTCTGCTTTTCTGTCATGTAAATATTATCCTTTACTAGTAAAGATTTAGTAATGCTCACAGACTGCAATCTAATAATATGTTTCTTATGTTGCGTTGTAATGTGTTTTTGTTTTATACTTTCTACATGGAGCAAACGAGTCACCTCCTTAAAAGGTCTGCTAGAGCAAAGATGCTCTAAAAGGTTCTAGATCGAAAGATATAGGATTGGATAAGGTTCTTTAAGAATGATCGGTGATGATCGAGAAAGTCCAATCTGAATACGCCTAAGAAAGTAGCTAGTGTAAGAGAGATTTAAATCAAGACTTACGAAATCCTAAAGGGGAATAATACATTGTCCGCAGTTTAAGAGTTCTTGCTGTTGTGATTCTGACTGATAAGAATAAAAGAAATGTATTTGGAAACTTTAGGAGACTCCCTCCAGAGTCCACGAATTAACGTGCTGAATGAGAATCCTTTATTGGGTTCAAGAAACTCAGGAGAAGAAACAATAAAGTTTCAGATCAAACTATCTTGGAGGATAGAAACGATGACTAAATTACATCATACAAAATACAAAAATAATTATAAAAACTACATCTTGGAATGTTTAAAAACTGAGGATGTTTTTATAGATAAGAAACCTACTGACGAAGAATTAATTAATTATTTATTTGATCGGTTCAATAGTGAATATGGTTTTGTAATAGAGAGACAAGGAAAACAAAAAGCTTTGTCTGAATGGTTGCAAGGATTAGCAATTTCAATTCCTTTTTACTATGACGAAATCATAGAGTTAGCGGTTGAGATGGGTTCGATTGATGAGAATCCTAGCGAGAAACTTGCTGAAAAAGTATGCAATAACTATTGGTCTTTTATGGCTAATATTATTCTTTCTTTTGAGCCTGTAAAACTTCTTGATTATAGATTGTCTCTAAATGAAATTTAATAAACCTACTGACGAGCCTGTGAGATTCAGGCGAAACCAACTCAATTAATTTGGGTTGGTCTAGGTGGTTGGCAATCATGCTAACTATTTTAATAACTAACTAATGGAGGTTAGAAAATGGATATAAATATATTAGAAAAAGAAATGCTCAAAGCTATTGATATTGAATTATCAGATTTTAAATTAATAGAAAAGAGAGGAGACCTAAAACTGTTCCTGATTAACTTATGCAAAGAATATAGGGAGCAAAACTAATGGAAAAGATAAAAAGATATGTGCCTAAGCATACTGTCGATGATGGTGCGGAATTATATAATTGTATTCCTTCCAATAATTCATGGCTGTTGGCGGTCTATTTTGTAGATCAGGGAATGGCTGACACAGTAGCAGTAAGACTCGCAAACTCTATTTTAGAACAGACTAAAGCAGTAACTTCTGCGGATAGCCGAAACTTAAAATTAATGGCTGAATACAATATCGAAGCGTTATTAAATGCTCGTTTATATCATTCAACATATGGCGAAGAAGGTTTTTCTTATGAGTCTGTTTTAGATCAGAAGATACAATCTAGATTAAAAAGAGGAGAATTATAAACCTACTGACGTGCTAGCGAGATTCTAGCGAAAAGCATTAAATAGATTTAAGTCTAGCCTGTAAAAAGGTTGCTTCTAGGTGTTAGCTATTCAGCTAACAAATTAACTAACGAAAAAAAAGATGGAGGTCTTTATGATGTTAGAAGTTAAACCGAGTAAAGCGTTAAGCTTAATGCTCGATACAATAAAAGCGGGACACGTTCCCATGCTTTTAGGTGGGACAGGAATCGGAAAGTCCGAGATCGTTCTTGAAGTTGCGGAGATGTTATCAGGAGATAGACAATTATCTTTCGATAATATTAGACCAACTGCAAAGCAATTTGGATTTATCGATATGCGATTGTCTATTCTAGAAACTATTGATCTTAGTGGGTTGCCATTGATTACAGAAGATGGCGAACAGCGAAGAGCGTTTTTAGGTAACTTGCCTGTAGCTGGTGATGGTGTTTTGTTTCTTGATGAATTTGCTCAAAGTAATACATCAATGCAAAGCGTGGCGGGACAGTTAATCAAGGAGCGTAGATTGGGTGAGTATATCTTGCCCGAAGGTTGGCATATTGTGATGGCTGGGAATCGCAGTACCGATAGATCAGGAGCGAATAAAATCGTTGCTCATGCTATGGACAGAGTACAGCCGATTCACTTTATTCATGACACCGATGACTGGTTGTCGTGGGGTTTTGATAATGGAGTAGATCAAAAAATCTTATCCTTTATCAAATATATGCCACAGTATCTTTGGACATTTGACCCGAAGTTGATCGAGTCTCAGCCGAGTCCTAGATCATGGACAAGACTCTCAGATATTTTAAAAGTATCTGAGGATGAAGAGTTGCTTCAGTATCATGCTTATTCAAGCGTGGGTGAAGTTGCTTCTTTAGAGTTCTTGAATTTTATTTCCTTGTTTCAAGATATTCCGAATCTGGATGATATTTTTGAAGGCAAGGATGTAGAAATTCCTGAAGGTGTTGGTTTGCAATATGCGACATGTGTCGGGTTGTCTACTTCCTTTCAGGGAATGGACAGCAAAAAGACTACAAGATATTTCGAGAACGCTTTGAGATATGTTCAGTCTTTCCCGACTCCTGAGTTTTCGATGTTCTTTTCGAGAGCTGTTGTAGGATGTAGACCTGAATTAAAAGAGACTAAAGCCTATGTAGACTTTAGAATCGCTCATCATGATCTGATGGTCTAAACCAAAAAATGGAAGGCGTAGAGAAATATTTACTAGTAAATATTTTTTTATGCCTTTTGTTTATTACTGTTACGAGATGTGATTCTCGTCTGATGACCCGAAAGGGCAAAGTATTCATTTATGCTTTGGGAACAAAAGTTCCGAAACAGTAACTACTTAAAAAATAGATGGAGGTCTATATTATGAGTAAAAATAAAGAACAGAAATCTATTCTGTCTGAAAGTGCATTGCTAGTACGAGTCTCAATGTCTCATCCTAGTGGCATAAAACAGGATAAATTTCTTAAAAACGAGTTAGCTGAAAGTAAAAATACTTCGGCTCACTTATTAAGTGTTTCTAAACATATTTTCGGGTTTGATATAAATAAACATTTTAGATCAATCGAAAATAACTTTAGAAATGATTGGTATTTTCCAATGACTTTTCCCTGGCAAGATGGCGAGACAGTAAAATCCTCATGGAGATTACTGCCTGTATCTCACTTGGACAAGTTTGAGGAGAAAGTCCGAGAAGCTAAAATTTCTTGGGATAAAGAAGTGGCTAATTTCTTAAAAGCATATGATCGTTATCTTATTAACGCTCCTCAGCGTTTAGGAGATGCCTATTCTGTATCTGATTATCCGACTCAGGAAGAGATAAGCGAAAAGTTTGTTTTCGTTAGAGATCACAAACAAATATCATCTTATGACGATACTGATATTAGGATAATGGGTTCTGAAAGACAGAGAAAATTAATTGCTGACAGCATGAAAGATGCTACTGAAATCGCTCAAACGAAATTAGTAGAACACGTTGTTAATGAATTAGAAGATCAGTTAAACAGAGTTCAGGATGCGATGAAATCTTATAATCCCAACGAGAAAGGCGGAAAGTATTTCAAAGATTCAATGCTTGATAATCTCAAAGATAAAAATGAGAAAGTATCGACTATTAATGATTTGATAAACGATGATTCCTTATCGGAAGTAACTTCTAAGGTTGCTTTGATTCTTGCTTCTGTTAATTCTGTCGAGTCTCTTAGAGATAAAACAGAGTTAGGAGAAACTAGAAGAGAGCAATTATCGGACAGTATCGAAGATGCAAAAAGCGACTTAAACAGAAACTTAATCAATAATATTTTCGGTGGTGGTAATGAGTAATTACAGCACAGAAAAATTAGTTGATCTTCATGAGAATAATACTTCTGAAGAAGTCATGATTAAGGCAAGATCACAGCTATCTATGTCAAGCGTTGGGTTAACTTCAATGCTTATCAAGTTGGCTCTTAGAGAAGATAATTCTTTCTCTACGATGGCAACGGATGGTAAGGAAATTGTCTATAACTCAGACTTTGTTAAATCTCTTCCTATGGAGGAGATTAAAGGAGTTCTTATTCATGAAGCCTTGCACGTTGTTTATGAACATCACCTAAGAAGAGGAGAAAGAAATCCTAAGTTATGGAATGTAGCGACTGATTATGTGATTAACGCTTATATTGTTTATGACTTAAGATTGCCTTTACCTGAAGGCGGATTATTAGACAGACAATACAGGGGTTGGAGTGCTGAAAAAGTATTCCAACA